CTCAGGTCATCAGTGCCATCACCAAAGGCATATCCCCCACTACCCCACGAAAAGCCCACAATCTCAGACCACTGACTACAGTTAATCTTGTCGATGCAATACATATCCCCTGCTCTGAAGGAAAGAACGTCCTGCAGGCCAAGGTGGAGGTTGGTGTATCTCACATCGTTCAGGTCTCCAATATGGATAGTGAGCAACCTCTGATCCAATGGATCTAAAGGATTTTCAACAGGAATGTTATACCTTACCGTCCACCCTCTGGTATCTGCAACAGGCACCCCGAGAGGTTCTGTGTACGAATTGGTGTACCAGAGAATACCAGGGTCAAGTTTCCTGGCATAAGAGGTCTCATAATAAGGATACCAATTGTCACCATTATTCATTGTGACAATATTGGTGATGGTGGTGTTGTACATGGCCCTGCCTTCATCCATGTAGAGAGTATAAAAGGCCCCATACAGAAAAGTGTTATTAAAGTAGAGAACATGGAAACAAGGGAATTCTCCGTAACCATCAGAGTAAAAATACCCCTTCTGTTCACACCCAAATATCGAGGTGCCAGGATCTGCAGTGAGGCTGCCCCAAGGTGGAAGATGCCCTCCCCATGCTGTTCCTGTCCAGGTGGCTGTTATAACCTCCAGGTAAGTGCCATATGTTGCGTATATGAGGATCCCGTTTCTGGCTGCAAACAATCCACCAGTACATGAATCCTTGGCACCTTCAAATGAGGTGATTTCCGCAAAGGTGGTAGGATTAAACGTTCTAATCATGTCATCACCCTGGGCACCAACAACAAGATTGCCAGAACCAGTGGCACCATCGTCAATATCAATACAATACCCAAATGCCCCATACCTTGAAGGAGTAGGATTATCGATATAGGTCTGATGAGTGAGGGTCTTCAGTGCGAGATCAACATCAATAACTTGAACCCTGCCCTGTTCCGGCTTGCTGCCGGTGTAGGTTGGATCCCCATAGAAAACCTCATCGGTTGCTTCATTGAACGCAATGAGGTTTGCACCAATCCAATGGTCACCAACATTAGAGAGGGTGTTTGCGGTAACTAGGGTGTCACGCACTATAACGGTGTCGGTGGCAAAGTCATACTCAGCAAGACAGAGTTCGTGGACACCTGTAGAGAAATTAATGAAGCAGAAAAATCCATCGACCATTCTGACGTGAGGCTGACACCTGTACAAGTTTGCGTTGTAAGCTGCTCCACCTGTTGCTAAAAAATTATACTCAGAATGAATCGACCGGCCATAAGTGTAATTGCTTATCTGACTCAGCTGTATACCCAGGACATCATCCCAATCCCAGTTAATCTCATCGTCATAGATGATCTGGCCTGTATCGTATGAAGTGTTGTAGATGATATCGGCATCCTGGTCTGTAACCTCCTCCTGGATGACAAGTTGTTCAAATACTGCACCTCTACTGGCCTCTCCATTTGCTGTGTCAAATGGCAGGTTGTAACTTTGCTGTGCGTCACTACACCTCCACCACCAGACATCGGACACAGCGATCATGGCAAAATCACTATCTCTGTCGTAAACAAATGTTGAATAGAATCCAGGGTTAGATTTGGTCTCATAAGGTGAGGTCATGTTCAGCTGGCTGACATAATTACAACCAAGTTCAGTAGCCTGGAGGTAGTTATACATATGCGTAACTGCCATCAAGCTGCCATCCACCAGAAGAAGGCCATCAGTAGTGGTACCTGTGTACTGGTCTCTCATTCCAGCCAGACCATTAAATCCACAAAGATCTCCAACCCACATGTAGACACTCATGTTATGGCACCATCAGAAGATTAACCTTCACATTATATGCAGTCATTGGTTCATATCCTGGAGTAATTTCAACACGTACCTGATTCTCTCCTGGCACCTTGAATGCCCTGAGGTATATCGGGTTAACAATTTTATTATGCACTACTTGACACATATACTTATTCTCATCACCACCGGCTTCAAATTGACAAAGTCCTGGGACAAGGTCAGTAACATGATCCATGCATTGCTCTGACCACATTCTGGGCACAGCATCATCGTGCTGACAGATACTGAGCAACTCCCAATAGTGACCGTCAGGAGATCTTGACAGGGTGATAATATCAGGGGGATTGTCTGCGATCTGGTCATCCATTCTCAAGATGTACAGATAACCTCTGTGAAATCTATCAAGAACGAAAGCAACACTCCCAACATCAACGCATGATCCAAACCCATCTATGTCGATATATTTTGATCCCCTGACTGTGTCGATGTCATATGCGTCCAGGGAGTTGATGAGCTTTTCAAAGAACATCATATATTTTTTGGAGACCAGCTGCTCCATGGCCATGTCCATCAATTCCCAGGAGACCAGCTGTAAGTATGGGCCTTCATTTTCCCTTGGCCACCACTTGCACCACAGAAGATAGGGATAAAAATATTGATAAACAGTGCTGGCTGTTGGGCCGGTACCAAGTTCCCACTTGAACTCTACTCCCTCCATGACCACATCTTCAAAATGTGTTTGTGTTACTCCGGTGGTCAATGAACCATGCCCATACAGAGAAAACAAACCGTCCTCTCTCTTGAATTCGTAGTAGGTATGTGGCCCTGCGTCAGAACCGAAAATGGTGGTCACAGTACCATCTGGTTCAGTCAGGTACATTTGATGTTTTGTCGGAGTCCTGCCCGAATCATAATCACCCCAGATAAGCCATTCACCACCATTCTCTGTCCACAATCTTATGTATGATGGATAGTTGGTCAGATACGACCACCTGAAAGGCCCGACACGGAAATCTCCTCGGAATATGGATTTATATACTGCCTTTAAGTGCTCATTGGGGATGTTTTTAACATAGAAATATCCATCTCCATCTGTTCCGGACTGATAGTTTGTTACATCAAAGTATCTATTAAAATATTCAATGTATCCCAGATTGGGGTCTTGATACACCACCTGACCATTCATCCCATCCCAAGGGTGAATCATCTCCATCGGCTCAAAGGCAGCTACAAGAGCAGCATTCCATCTATCTGTTTTCATGACACCGTCAGAAACGATATGGAGATTAGTTATAGCCATCTGGATATTGAATTCGTATTTGTCCTGACATAAGATAGCGAATGATATCTTATTGGTTCCCCCAGGAGTTCCTATAGTGTATGGGCCACCCGAGCGAGTGGCTGTGCCATCCCAATGCGTACCACTTACTTGGCCGGTCGCATTATTATAGGTGAGGGTAACGAAGGAAATGTCTTCGTATATCTGGTAAGTGGAACCAAACAAGTAGTTTGCCTGAAACCCTATTTCACCCCACTGAGTGTCTCTGTTGTAGTAGTAGTACCACATCCCAGAACCCCAAGCGAGTCCGGTCTCGATATTCTGAAGGACATGGTGGATGCCGGAATTTGGGCTGTTGTCTATGTAATAAGCACCACTGTCATCAGCATTTACAATTAAAAATGTGACAGTAATGGTCTGGCTACCAGTGCATTCGATGTACCACTCTGGGTGTGCTATATCATAAGAATGCCCTTCTCCACCACAATGGGCGTAAGTGGTAATGCCAGATCCAGACACCCCTGTATAGCCATCAGGTGGATTATAAACCCCAGAGTCAGGCCAGAGATTAGCTTCGCCTAATAGATGTTCCCAGTCAACAGCCATAAAAAAAACCGGAAATGGGAGTTACCCCAATCCGGTTCCCCACGTAAAGGTTGAGAGCAAAGTGCTCAACATTAGGCTGTTGGCAGTGTTACCGCAACAGAATCGATAGTAGTGGTACCACCAGAAGTTATGCCAACACTCGACATGTTCAGCTGTGCCCCACTGTTTGCAATTGCACCATCGAGCCTGATCTTGGTCTCAGATCCGGCATCTGCTCCAGTATGGTTGCCCACATCATTTGGATAAATACGGAACCAACCGGCATCATCTGTTGCACCGGCCTGCCCACTCCATGTCTCTGATGGTTCCTTACCCAGGATGCCATTGGCTGCAGTTTCACCAAAGTTAATACCGTTGGAACCGTCAAAGGCTAAACCATCCCTTGTGAGTTCCACCAGCAGGGTGCCTATTTCCGTGTCATCAGCTGTAGATGGCTGGCTGCCTGAGAAAATTCTCATAACACAGTTGCGGAAGATATCGTTGAACGATCCTCCACGACAAGACACCAGGACAACGGTGACAGCATCTGCCACCTCTGCAGCCAAGGATCCTGCTGGCACCTCGACAGTTCCGGCACCCACTGTCAGGATCTCATATTCACCATCATTAGATGCAGACCCCTTGACCTGGATCTTATCACCTACTGAAAAGTTTGCGAGACCATTGCCTGAGTCAGTGATCGTATCGACACCACCGGCACCATCACCATCCCCAAAGGTCAGGGTATTAACGAACATTGCTACTTCTTGTATAGATGCCTCGGTCTCGAGCATCTTATTTCTTAAAGCTGTTGAAAGTCTGAAAGACATTTTTTCACCTCGTTATTGATGCATGTTATAAATGCAGTTGTGACCGTCCATTATAGCAGCACCCTGCTGAAATCCAGACGGCAGTCTAATCTTATCTTTTGTCGGTTGAATAATGTTCCCTTGAGGACTGCCATAAACAATACCCTCGGCAGACACCCAGCAGGCCCATCCATCATCTCCCTCCATCCCTATATCTTTCGGGTTGATGAGATCAGGAATTGCCGACCATTCCATTGCTGGACACTCCATAACGGTTCTGCGTACCCACTCCCTTGGATCGTTGCCAGGAGTGAAATACGTTCTGGCATCATCAGACCAATAGACTCCACCGGCCACTGCCTTCATCATTCGGACAGGCCCAGGGAAGACACTATGGTCAGCAGACTTCCGGAATAAACCGTAATTGTTTGGTTGACTTCTATATACGACATTGCCTTCTGAAACCAGCAGGCATTGGGAAAAGAGTTCAATATGTAGGCCCTTATCGGGAGGGCCGGTGTAGTGCCTGGGTGAACGTTTACGACCTTCTGTTTGTTCCCAAAGAAGAGATCGATCACCCTGAAGGATTCCCTTCTGGGTGCCATTGGCATAGTAAATACCAAGGGGAGTCCAACAGAATGCTATCCTGCTACCGGACAGTTCATCCCTCACACCTGTAAGGCTGAGATCATCGTTGAGTTTATAGAGGAGATTGTCCAGGCCGACATACCCATAAGTTTCCTGGAATGTCCAGAGAGAATGGAAGTTACCAACATGACGTGGCACCTGTCCTCTCCTTAACCTGGGCCTGCCGGTCTCGTCATACTTGAGGTTGACAGACTGGGAACACTCACACACCAGGGTTTCCAGGTTAAGCTCGAGCCTTGCCGGATCCACCTTATTGTTCAGTCCAGCAAATTTCTTCGCAATAGGTATAGGTTGGCCCATCAGTTACCTCCTAACCATCCACGGCTGACTCCTGGACGGATTGCAAAGGATTGTCCTTTCCCTTCTGAGAAGACATCAAGAAGAGCAAACCGTTCAGCAAACTTCGCCTCATGGCTTGACGTGTTGACCTTGGCACCTTCCATACCATCCTCAATGTCATTGAAGATCTTGGAACATGCATCATGGATAATAGCCCACTCAAAGTCATCCATCCCCCTGGCACCGTCTGGAAAACTTTCAGTCGATTCCTCCATAGGGATAGGCAGACGATAAAAGAAAAGGGTGACGATTGACACCGTATCAGAAATAGCTTGATACATAATGGTACCAGAACTCCTGGCACAGATATCCTTCACATCGCCAGCCTCCATAGTGAGACCACCAAGAGCCAGGGCCATAGACCGCATATCCTTATGGACATTGAGTGTTACCCCATCAGCCTGTGCGAGATACAATCCCTTATGGTAGGTCTCAGGGAAAGGAACTTCCCATGCGTCAACTAAGGTGTCAATGGTGTCAAAACCATCCTCGAGATCTGGTAGAAAAAGGTCATCAGCCAATCTCTTCTGAGAATCGTTGAGATGCCCAAGGACAATCTCTGTATCCTCATGGTCAGGGTCATCGACAATGCCAATAACCAATTCGATCATCTGTTCTGCATTCATGTTTCACCTGCCTATAGACCACAGCACCCATGATAGAGTGCCGTGGTCTTGGTTATTCAGATCTCATTAACCGTTAGCAACAAACTCCAGGATAATGATCACAGTTTCACCTACCTCGTTTGCAGCATCGGCAAGGACACCACAGGTCAAGGCAACATCGTGCTTATAGGCAACTTCGACAGGTGCTGCCAAAGTATCAGCAGACAGCACAGTGAGGACTGCATCGTCAGCCAGAGCAGAAGGTTCATCTGCTCCACCCTCACGATTGAGAAAGCCAAGGTCGGCTGCAGTCAATGCGGTAATAGTTGCGGAACCAATAATGGTTACCCGAACATAAGTGTTTCTCTCAGACATTTTTCTGAGAAGTATAGGAACGTCAACAAGCTCTTTCCCTGTGAAGGTGTAAGAGATAACGTCACAAATAAGATTACCAATTCCACCCTCGAAAGAAGGTGCTTTGTAGCTTGGTGCTTTGATAGACATAATATGTCTCCGTTAAAATAAATATATGCGAAACGTTTGTTTGCTCAGTACAACAGCAACTTACAGTGATACGGCAGCATCAAATGCGATAACACCGTAATCGTTCATCCGGCCTGAAGAATCCTCAAAACGAATCTTGGCCAATCCGTTCAGCCAATCCATCCATTGTCTCCACCATGCCTTCTGGTTAAAGAGTTCGCCATCGACCTTGAAGTTACCCATGCCACCAGGAAGAACTGATCCGTAGGCCATGGCCAGTGCTTGGCCACCAAGGATGAAACCACGTTCAACATTAAACCCAGCAGGTACAGTCTGAGCAGCTTCAGTGGCAGCATCACTATCAGTACAAACCATCATATCTTCACCTGTCAACCAACCGACCGGCTTGTTGTACTTTTTGAAAAGGATGTTGTCCTTCATGAACATCTCACCCTTGAAGAGAGGATGACTAAATCCCTGGGTGCGTTTGGATGCATTGGAGACCATGGTCTGGAAGTCAGTAGACCCAGCTTCATAGTCACTCCACATCTTCGGAGTAACAAATCCGAGATAGAGAGCATCACAACCCTGTCCACCATCAATACCACCCATAGAAACAGGCTCGGGAGGATGAGGCATAAGCTCAATTGCCTGCTTGAACTTACGGGTATCACTTGCAGAGAAGTTATCTCCAGCAATCATTGCGGTACCACCATCGGAACCATCAATAGACTCAGCCGACCCACTATACATCTTACGGTCGAAGGTCGGTGCAGTGATTGGATTAACCAAAATCTCTGCAAATTCAGGGTCACTTGCGAGAGGGATAATCCTGTCAACAGTGGCATAAGTGCCTCGAGCACCACACAGATGATATACACAGATCTCATCCGCAACCTGTCCGTGATACTTGGTCAAAAGAGGCCGACCCAGTTTCTTACGGTTAAATCCGACCTTCTGCTGCTCGATCATCAACGGCACCTTTACAGAGTGGTGATACTGATCGATCTTGAGGTCAAAGGTTGCCTCGGAGATGTCCTCTTCGTATCCATCACGATGGTAACGGACACAGTATTACCATGGTTTTTACTCAGATCGTTGATCTGAACAACAGGTGCTGATGGTGCAGTTTGCTTCTTACCATCATGTGCCGAGATCATCGTTGGTGCATCGGCAGTTAAAAGGTTGGGGAGTGAGTGCTGTTTGTGACACTCACCGAATATGATTCGATCCGCAAGGATTTGTCTTGAATCAGCCATTGTTATTGCTCCTAAATATCAAGTGCCTGATCGACTAAGTCTCTGTCAGCCTGGGATAGCGTGTTGTACACTTTTAGCTGTGCATCAGCATCCGAGGCTGCCATGACTCGGTCGTAGGCAGAGTTTCCGGTTTGGGGTGGTGTATCCCCCCCAGCACCAGAAAGAGTATCAGCCGGTGGCTTGCCATCTCCCTGGTTCTGGTTTTTTTTAGGAATAGCACCTTTCATTACATCGGTCTTTACCTGCTCCACAACTTTGAGGAACCGGTCTTTGTATGGGAGACTTTGGTACGCTGGGTCTTGAAGCAAAGTACCATCCAGTTCAATTGCCTTGTTCCAGAGGGCCGGTGAGTTCTCCTGCCAGTAAGAAAGTTCATCGTTATCGGATATGGCCTCGAGCAAGTCTTTATCTGGCCCAGTATCAGCCGGTTGAGCCTGCGGTTGGGCTGCAGGTTGTGCCGGTGCTGCTGGTTCAGGGTCTGCCTCTTTCTTGGCTGCCGGTGTTGATGTTGGTTTCGTTGATTGGCCAGCCAGAACAGCTTTCGTTGCCTGGAACATATCGGCCAACTCATCACCAAATTCATCCCTGATCTCTGTAATCTTCTCTTCAGAAAAGGTTTCCAGTGGATTGCTTGGTAATTCGATCCCCTTACTCTCTATAGCAGTCTTCATCCAATCCATTTCACCACGGACTACTGACAACTCCTCCTCGAGTGTATCAGTCTTTGCTGCTTTTTCTTCAGCCGTGGCCAGCTTGTCACGGAGTTCCTTTTTCTCATGCCGTTCCTGTGCCCATTTACTGGGAGGAGAAACATGTTTCACCAACTCAGGGTCAGGTTCACCCTCTTTTGCTGGATCGGCAGGAGTGGATTTGGCCTCCGGATCTTCACCATCTTTTGCATCCCCTGGTTGCTCCCCTCCAGTCTCGGCATTCTTTTGGGGTGCTGCAGGTTCAGCTGCTGGTGTTGGTTCCGGTGAGGCAGCTGCAGGGTCTTTGGCATCCGGAGAGGCCTCGTCTGCATACATTTTATCCTCAAGTGCTTCCATTTCAGCTTGTGACAGATTGTCTATATTGCTCACATCTACTTCCACATTCACTTCAGTTCCCATAATTCTCTCCATCGTTTTTACAGAGTTTTCTCTCGGGGTATAGATTTCATCCCTATACCAGGGAGGGACTAAGCAGGAGCATTGCTTGTCTGGGGTTTATTACCACCTGATGCTCCAGGGGGCAGGGCCTTCTGCTGATCAGGCAGAGACCTTGGCTTATTAGAAACAGTGCCGGTCACCTGAGGCAATCGGCCCTGTTTAAAATCTCTTATGAGTTGTGCGGTCTCGATCCTCTTCTTCAGAGCATCGGCCATATGGTTTGTGGCCTGGGCCTTCTTCTGCTCGGCACCAGCTTCAGTTTCCTCGATATCTGCAACAAACTTCCTGATCTCGAGTTGTCGTTGTTCCTGGGCCTCTTGGGCCTCTACCATCTCTTGCTGCTCCCTCTTGACTTCATCCTGTTCGTAACCGGCAATCTTGTTAAACATCTTGAGTGCCTGTTCTTTTTTAGGGATGTCTGCCGATTCCAGCCAGAGAGGAATGAAAGGTACAATGAACTGTTCAGGGAGTTTTTCCATGAACGTTGTAAGTCTTTGATGGGTATGCTGCTTATATCCTGCCGAGGTATGGATATCCTGCATTGCTACCTGTGCTCTCAACATTGGCACCCGATTGTTGATGCCATCATTGAGTATAATTTGTTTCTTCTGCTGACCTATATCCTGAGGTATATTGACCACTCTGCGATTCACACCAATGTCATCGACTATATGGGCAAATGCCAGGTCTCCCACTAATTTTCTCGCAAGCTGATAGTTTGCATTGATTTTCCCCAAAGACTGAGCACCAAGCTCGGCTATTGATTCGACAGCAATCCCACTCTGGTCTCCCTCTCCCTGGCCCTGGAATGTCTGATATATCCCTGACGATGCATTGATCTCTTCCCTTGATCTTTGACATATGCCCTCCAACACAGCAATTTTTTCCCATTCCCTTATAACCTGGAACTCTCTGCCATGTTTCTTGTTGATCACACCATCAGTGCGGTTGATCTCGAAAATGGCCTGCTGGTCACTCATTTTATGGAGTGCATCATGATCTTTCTCTATACGTCTGGTGCGGAGGATCCGTTGTATCTCTACGATTGCCCTGTTGTATTGCTCCTGGGCACCACGCATCCTGCGAAGTAATCCATAAGGTACATTACCGGCATCTTCCCTGGGGCCAAAGAAAGGTACAAAAGGAAAATGATTATGTGGTTCATTGGTAGGGCCATCATAGATCATGTGGCAGCCGACAAACCATGCAACCCTGCAAACATTGATAGGTACTTTCTCTTCGATGTAGCCTGATCCTGTTACGAGTATCTCCAGGTGAGATGGATTCTCCCTCCTGAATTCTGCAACACTGCCATTGTGGCTGATGATCAAATCTTTATGCTCGAACTGTTTGTAATAGACCTGATAGATAGCCACCCTGGGCCTGGACGTTGTGTTGTCCATGATAAGGTCTATCGGATCGGTATAGTTTGATACTTCAGAGTACCACCCAAGAGATGGACTCTCCTCTGCTATATCAATGGTCTGCCAGTCTGAGAAGGTAAAGTCGATAAGTTCTTCATGTTCTTTCCCGAGGAAGACCTTGGCAACGTCCTTATCAAAGAATTTTCTCCTGGCCACCCATCTGCAGTCAGTCCTTAGATCCTCAGAACGTGACCGCATATCCCAGAACATTTCATCCCGATGGATATCTTCAATACACAGCTTATTCGGTGAGAGAGGATCGGTGTTGCGTTTGACATGCACCCATCCGATACCGACACCAGCTTGTGATTCATATGCCTCAGAACAGGCATGATTGGCCTTGGCAAGACGCATCTCATCATTTAGTTCATGATTGATACCCTCGGCCATATCGTCATGCTCTTCTGCAGCACCACTGACCATCCAGTCCACCCGATGTTTCGCCTCATAACCAGTAACAGAATCCATTGCCGGTGCCATGAGGTTGACCATCAAAGGAGTGAGGCCCAGTGACTCGAGGTAAGCAACCTGTTCTTTTGTCCACTGCTTATTATCCCTCCAGGCCATGTCAACTGCAGCATCTCCCCTCCATGATGGCTGTTCGCCTATATCAGAGAGGAGTTGGCGAACTATCAGTGGTGCCTTTTCAAGTTCCATATTTCATCACTTATTTTGTTGGAATCCTTTCGTGGGATGATAGATGGTTTTCTCTACCGGAATTATCTGGCCGGTCAATCGTCCATCTACCCTGATCCTCAGTAAACACATACGGAATTGGTACCCGAAAATGTTCACAGCCTCTATCTTCAATTCCTCATCAGTAAGCTCATGCACTTCCTTCCAGGGAGAGACAGGAGTTAAGTCAACCGGCTCCTCTTCAACCTCAACAGTGGGAAGATCTCCCCTGGGTCGTTTGGTGTCGGTGTCCATGATAGAAGGTGCATCCTTGGCCTGTTCAGCATCGGCCAGATCAGCTGCAGCTTTATTCTTTGCCCTGGTCTTTGCTGCCTTCTGTTGAGGTGTTAAATCTTCATCTTTTGTTGTTGATGCACCGGCCAGTGCTTGTTCTGCTGCCGGTAGCTTGATTGGGTCTTGCTTTGCCATTTTAATTTCTCCCAAAGGGGTTAATAAGGTGATGCCGGTCGCTCTTCATAATCATTGCTGTTGGCATCTATTAATGCCTCGAGTCCTTCTCCCTCTCCCATGAGACCATACTCGAGTGCTTCGACAGGATGACTCCAGGCATTCTTGTCTGGAACATCCATAAACTTTTCATCTCCTGCCACCTGCAATCTTCTATAGCAGAACTTGCCAGCCAATACCATCAGCCTGGGTTTACCTCCCATTCCAACCTGGGTGAGAGGTTGAGCAACAGCTGCCCTCCGCTGAAGAGGATCCTGGGTGTCGCACGGCATGCAAGGTATTCCATTAAGGTTGAGGATCTCTATTGCTGAGTTCTCAACCTGCTCTCCCTTGTTGGCACCTGCAGGATCTCCCCATCCAATAAAAGAAAAACCCTTGTAGTGCTTTGCCAGATAGACAAGGAGGTTGGGTGCGAACTTGGCTGCAGACATGTTGATGGCACAGTACTCATCGAGAACGTAATAGGTTTGGCCCTGCTGCTGGATGATTGCACATGCCGGTGTCCGGCCAAAATCAAATCCCAGGACGATTTCAGTATCAGGCAGAGGATCTCGATTGTCACTATTATGGAGGCTATCTTCGTACTCCGGATGTACCGGTTTGCCATCCATAACGAATCCGTACTGATTGCCAAGATTGACCTTGATCCAGTCCTCGCTCTTTCCCTGTATCCGTTTGTCATAGTAGCCCTTAGGGAGATTCTCTACGTTTTCCGCAACTTCATTGAGTACCCACTGGCCACCTCTTTTGATTACACCTCCAGGCTGCACAAAAAAAGACCAGTCTGGGAGTATGCCAGCTGGCTTCTGTTTTTCCTGAAAATCATATAGCCAATGGTCTTCATCGCACTGGTTGGTATCTCCTATCATTCCGGAGTAGGTCGGCAGCACTGGCAGTTCCTTTGTTTCACTGAGCCAGAAGAAGGTGACCTGATGGCCACGCAGTTTTTTGACATGTTGTGGCCGGTCAAGGGCAATGAACAGCATCTCATGATGACAGACAGTGCCATCCGGCAGCTTAAATCTCATGATGAAAGAGGGAGGTTCTTTCGATCCTGCCTTGAAAATACCAAGGTCATCGAAAATGGTGCAGAAATCCTTTGCAGTGGTAGATAAAAGCTCACCAAATGTATTACGAATTGCAATACTTCTGGAGGGCCTGATGTCTCTTCTATTGGGTGCTTGATCCTTGATGATATCCAGGATCTTATAACAGATGGTAGTAGTCTTGGCAGACCCCAAAGGGCCAGTAATGATAGAAACAGGAGACCTATCGTGATAAAACTCACGTAAAACAGGCCCTGGAGGTGTGAAGATATATTTATGCGTTGTCATTGGAGGGTGCGGTAGGATCGTGGACTATCACCGTAGGTAGTCCATCATCCTTATCAGTTGCATTATCCAGGCTGAAAGCAGTTCTCTCAAGAGCAATCCTCTTGTGTTGAACATTGGCCAGATTATTCAAGGCCTGTGCTTTCTCCGTGACTGGAATACTCACATCCAATGAGTCAATAGAACCCTTATAGGCACTAACAACTGTCTTGGATGGATCTTCCCCAAGTTCCTCAATGAACTTTAACTCCAGTTCTCTGAGTTTCCTGATATCACCTCTGTGATCCCTCAAGATGGCCACTCTGGTCTCTGCAGCTAATTCAATCTCTGACTTCTCTTTTTTCTTGTCAGAGGTTTGACTACGCAGGTTACAGTCTGTCACCCCAGGTGTCACTCCTTGTGCAACTGTCGCATCCTCTTGTACTAACTTAGCATTCGCAAGTGCCCGAACTTGTTCACTATTGTCACGAGTCCACTTCTCTTTCTTGACCCTTTTGTGGATGGCTGCACGACTGCAACCATTTCTCCGTGACAGTTCAGCAACAGAGAACTGACCTGTAGAATACTCCCTCCAGATCAGATCCCAGTCATACTTGTCTTTTTGCTTCGCCATTTGCTCTCTTTTGTAGAGTGTCTCTTCTCCTGGAGCCAGATTGTAGCCTTGTTGCGATACTTAGACAACAGGTTTTTTTTCAGTATTATTCACGGCAATACTTATGACGATGTGATGGGGAGTGAACCAACTATTTTTCATTTTTTTTCACAAATTATTATTCCCTGTAATTCCACGCTGTTACCGGTTATCTGCAGTATCACAACAATTTAGTTCTTGTAACTATGCTACATAGGTGCTACATATTAGTCTCCAGTTGAGTTATTCAGCTGGACGGGGGAGGTTTCCTCAGAAAAAGATCATCCCAGAGCGAGACTGGAAGAGTATAGAGGCAACCGACCGTGACAGGTCAACCCAATTTTCCAGGCCCTCATCTGTTTATGAGACAGATACCTGGAACAGTCCTCCGAATGTTTTGACTTGCTACTATATAGGATGGTGGCAGCTTAAAGAATTCAGGAGAACGACATGGCAAACAAATATTATGAAGTGGTCGGCAAGATAGATGGTAAGCAGGAAGTTCTTTTTGGTTCATTCGTAAGAGCCGATTGCAAATACGAAATGGATGCTGAGAAGGAAGGATGGAAAGACGATGGCTACAAGGGCATCAAGATAGTATCTCGAGACACTGAAGATACTCCTGATCCTGAAGTATATGAAGGTGAGATCGTAAACAAGCAGCAGCTTTTCATGCAGCAGGCACCGAGCTTTAACTTTGAACTTGATGCTGACCAGTTATTGGCCAAGGCACTCGAATCTGGGTATGTCACCAAGGTCGAGGGAGTCGAGGACAGTTACCTAATCAACCAGGAATATTAAGGAGACACCATGCAGATAGAGAAAGTAACAGGATGTAGTTGTGATGTTGACCTGCTCGATCCCAACGAAGGCACCCCTGATAGAACATGTGCCATGTGTGGGAGAGTTCATCCTTTCTTCAAGAAGGGCATCATTGTAGAGATCTCAGAAGGAAGATATGCTGGCGTACCTACTGGTAAGCTGGCCTACAGGGCATCATTCAACCTGCCACACGATGAGATTAAGGGTTGTCCATTAGGTAGAGGGGATAACACCTCTGCAGCTATTGCGGATCTCATATACAGAACCAATATGGAATCCGGTACCGACCTTGGTCACGAAGACCTGAAAGTTGTAACCACAAGAGACTTCACTAAATAGGAGAGAATCATGGCAAGGAAAAATGACAAGACCGAGCAAGACTTGAATACACTGGTAGCCGACATTGGAACTCTCGAGTTTGGATACATCGGGAACTTCGAATCCTGGGGAGATGATAGAAGGTTGATGATCTGGATCAGGAATATGTCTGAGGACAGTGGAAACTTTATGAAGTTGTGGTCTTGTGAAGCAAAAGACTTCTGTAACAAAGAGTATTACAAGGCATCCCTGCTGGTAAACTCCTTTGCTCTGGGTGCTCACAGTGCCTTGAAAGCAATAGGCCAAGTTTAAAAACAATTTTCTGGCTGCAGGCAGCTGCAGTCGGAGACATGTTTTTAACATCAACTAATCACCTGCCGATGATTGTTAAGTCCAGGTTTGCCCCTTGGCTACTCCTCGCACAGAGGTAAAGACAGGCAGGCAGGTGATTAACTTTCAACCTTCATAGGAGAACAGCATGGAAAAAGATCTTATTGAGCAGGAAAGAACCAAAGAGGCAGTTGATCTGGCAGGAGACCTCCGTGACTTTGTTAACCGGTCTGGTCACCGGAAAGACATCTTCATCGAGCAGATTGTGGGTAGGACTCACCGCACCCTGCAGCAGAACCTTGGTCGATTGATATTTGCCCTGATCAGAGCATGGGGCAAGGAGTATGAAAATGGCCGGTACGATATGCGTAACGAGGCTCTCGTCAAGTCTTGTATGGATATCAAAGACCTCATGGACAATGTTCATGAAGGTTGGGATAACCTCCCCAGTATTTAAAACAACTTCCTGGCCACCGGCATAGTCGGTTGCTGGGGATATGTTTTAAACATCAACCTCAACAGGAGATCCAATGGCTTTAAGGAAGATAGTAAAACACACAGACTCCCTGCTCTATAACTGCGAGACTGAAATAACCCGTATCGTTGGGCCTCTGGAAAGCAGTATGAAGATGGCCAGGGAAAAGGCCAGGGAGCAGTCAGGGAAGTATCGAACTCGGAAAGGACTGAATTGTTTTTATATGATTCTGACTTTCAACACTAGGCTCAATGAGTGGATGTACTCAGAGACCTGGAGAAATGGTTACCAGGAGGATTAGTCATGGCAGAAAATATTCATGTATTTGAAATTCGAGGTCTTGGTTTTGCACCATTTAGATTTGTAGGAATCTGGGAAATGCCATCCAGAGGGTTCCAGGCTAATTATCCAAACCAGTACAACAGGATGATAGCATCGGCCCCATGTGGTGTCGGCAGTTGCCATTATTGCGGTATGGGAATCAGTGTTCACTATCTGATCAAGGATATGAACGGCAAAGTCAGTGCGGTTGGATCTGAGTGTATCAATAAGGCCGGTGATGTTGGCCTGATAAATGCTGCACGATATGCAAAGAACAAACGCATCAGGGAAAAGAAACATGCCAAGCAGCTGCAGCAACGTGAGGCTCGGCTCTTCCAGGAACGTCAGATCTATGCCGGTCTCTCGAAAGGTGAGAGTGAGAACAGATGGTCAGAGATCATCCGGAATCGTATGGAGCAGCAGAGATTGGATAAGCTGCAGCCGGTGCTTGACATCCTTATCCCTTATGCTGATGCCCTGCAGGACGGTATGAGAGGTTTTTGTGATGATGTAGCCATGGGCCTGCGTAAAGCAGAACTCCCCCGTGGCAGAGGCCTGAGCATCATGCTCGAGATCCTGGCTAAACAGTATGGCCGGAAAAACTCCAAAGACTTTAAAGCTGCTTACAACAGCATCACTGCAGAGGTCATGCAGGCATCATCAATGCTCGACAACATTTAAGTTTGTGTATCACGAAACCATAAATATGAGTCACAAGATACTTTGTGACTCATCTATTAACTACAAGGAGATGTCATGAATAAAGAAACAGAAACAAAGATCTACAGGTCAGCAGGTACAGAGGGCACATGTCCAAAGTGTTTCAGTGGAAATGCAATGCTCGGTGGTAGTGATTGGGATGGCGAAAAATTAACTCCCTTTGTGAAGTGCAGGGATTGTGGCTTTAAGGTTATTGAGCCAGAAGTTATCGAGGTTCAATACGGGGAATTGATCACACGGTATAAGGATGGAAAGGACAATCAAGAAGTAGATCTCTTAGTCCTTCAGCACAGAATCCTCAAGGCACAGAAGAGGGTCAACATCCTTCAGAACATGTACAGGAAGCAAACCGGCAAAAACTTTCACGGGTAGGAGATACCATGGCGAAGAAAAGGTCAGCACCATTCACGGTTGCGAAAATATTTGGGACTACAATTCCATACATGCTGTACGGAGTCATCCAGTTTTACCCAGTGTTGGGTGGCTTTAAATTCATCTCCCACGTTCCTGGTAGAACCGGCAGCAGGAAGGCCTATCATACAGTAGCCCAGGCACTTCCCAAATGGTTGCCCAAGAAAACGACAGGGGTTCAGGCAGTACTTCCGGATTAAATTTTAACTGAGGTAAATAAAATGAAAATAAAAATAGGCTGGATGATCGAACATGGGGAGGAAAGTTCCTTCTGTGAAAAGATCAAGACAGTAGATGAAATCATTTGCCAGATTGTAAATGAATTCGACTGGGTTGTCACTGACCTGAAACTGTTTGACTTTATATTAGAGAACCTTGCTGATATTGATTCATCAAAAGTGTCGATTGTAGAGGTGAACGATGAGGTCGGCAATAAAGACATTATCAGGATCACAAGGCATCAGATATTTTAAGTTGAGGAAATGACATCATGAGAACAAAAGAAGAGTGTAGAGATTTTGTAAGAACTCGCACAAAGCAGGGTAACCTTGATAAAAAATCCCTGATAAGTGATCTGGTTGGATTCGGAGTTCCTTATCCTGGAGCAAAAAACTTCATGGATATTGGAGGTGGTTACTGGATCCTTGAGAAGGCAAAAGGAAACATTAAGTAAATTCGAAACACATCCTATGGTTCCGGTTATGAGGGTGTGTCTGTCCTGGGTGGTTCCAGGCACTGACGAGATAGCCGATCAACTCTACATGGAGGATCTATATGACTATTAAAATATTGGCAGTTCTCAATATAGTAATCTGGTTGATCGTTGTTTTTAGACTTGTTTCATAAACCCAAAGATAAGGAGAATATCATGGGACAGAAACTTATTAGTGCAGCAGAGGCAGTGAACGAGATCCGTAAGAACGGCAACAAGCCAATGTCCGGCTTCTTTGGAGTGACCTTCACCAAGAAGAATGGTGATAGCAGGGATATGACCTGTAAGTTGGGAGTCAAGAAGTTCTTGAAGACTGTTCCTGGCAAGCCCAGCACCACTTCTCACATCCCTAAGTACATCACTGTCTGGGATGTAAACAGCAAAGGCTATCGCAATGTTAATGTCCGGAAACTGCAGGGCCTTCGCATCAATGGCCAGAGTTTCATGGTAGCGTAAAACTTAACTGAAAAAATAAGAGGTGCTGCCTATTTAGTCAGTGCCTCTTATTTAGGAGGTGCCATGATTTGGTATCGTGCTGTTCTGGATCATCGAGAAGTCCATAGGTTTACGGCTTCTCATATGCTCGAGGCGAAAGGGTATGCACGGTCATACTTGATTGCTATCGGGTACAATCCACATGTCCTTGGTGGCTTGGTTGTCACCGAGATTTAATGGTTTGATGCTCGTCAAACCCAATCTGTGAGACACAAGATGGTTTGTGTCTCACACAATATCAACAAAAGTGTGAGGAGGAATTTATGGCCATTTGTCCAATTATGTCTCGACCACAATTTAAAAGAGGCCCTGAAGAGGGGGATGGTTCCGGAGTGATAGCAGAGGAATCTTTTGTGCCCTGCCAGGAGTATAAGTGCAAGTTGTGGATAAACACGTACACAACCGAGAACGAACCTCATCAAGGGTGTTCCATTGAGCTTGGCCCTCAGATGGTTAACGGTCTTTTCAAAGTTTAATAATTCGAAACTCCTCCTGCGAGGGGAGTCATTCCAGGGTGGTTCCTGGAGTATGATTATGATAGCCACTGACAAAAGGAGAATAGCTATGATGAACAACGACCACACATGCACCATCGAATTACTGATTGAACTCATCCTTGATAACATGGAACTTGCTGTTGATGAAAATCCCCCAACGATCAGCTGGGAGAGCACCGGCATAGGGCCATATGAATTCTGGGGCCAGAAAGGTTTTGATCATGGGCACTCTTATCCTTATGCAGAAGATTGCCTGGAAGTTTTCTCTGTTCAGCTGCCGGACGTTTCTGACCGGCTGATCAAGTGGATGGGTAGGGATATTGTAAAGATAGAATACTCCTCTTTTGTTGATGTGACTATCCATGGCAAGTATGATGACACAGAGGTCAGAGTTCCTTTTAAGGTGGAGAAAATTAACCAGGAAGGAAAAATTTTACACATCCATCTCGACTGGGATGGAGAACTGGAGGAGTTATGAGTCACCCATACCTTTACTCTCATTTTTATGCTCATTGTGGTTTCGTTCCTATAGAGGATAAGCAGTCACCCCATGAGGGATTTATGGAGAGTGCGTTCGCACTGCATGTTGACCCTGATGAAGCTATGGGTAGAGACCGGCAGAGGATGAGGAGAAATTATTATTGGAAGGATCCGGAAGGCCTGTACACCAATGGGCAGCAGAAGGATCTTGTAGATCTATTCATTTAAGGAGGTTTTATGACGAAGAAAAATGCAGTTAAAGTTCAAGACCCAAAAGGATTTACCACACCAAAAGGACGTGATATCTGGATTGATGATCATGAAAATCATATCCTTGGTGTCCGGTTTGGGGGAAAGAATGTGCCGGACGATGCTCCACCTGTAAAGATCAAGGATACTTCTGATTTCACGTTTCACTCCCTGGGTGTAGAGGCCTGGGATGTGCTTCTTGATCTTGTGCAGCAGGTATATAACGAAGGTTTTAATGCCGGTCACCGAGAAGGCAGGGAGCAAGTCAGGCAAGGGATTGAGAGAATCCTTGGAGTAAAGTTGGAGAGAGACTAATTTTATCAACCCCAGAGGGTGCAGGCAGCTGCAGGATTGGTACCCTGTTTGCTGCTGAGTGCCTGGGCCATGGTTCTCTGGAGGTGTATGCTCGAGGGTGGTTACCAACCATTTGCCGGTGAAAGAGGATCATGGCCTACATAGGGAGATTTAAAATGAGTGAAAGAAAATGTTTGGATTACAGGATCAATACTTCCATATTCGGAGATGGAGTTATTGAGCAAAGTCTTACGAGGGTAGACCTGGATAAGAAATCGACAAAGGTTTGCACTTGGATCTGTGATACCAGGGATGCCGGTATTAGGCAGGCACTACTGGAGCTTGGGTGGACACCACCTACAAGCAACGCAGAGATGATGCCAGAGGGATCTATTCGACCATGTGCAGGCCTGGACATCACTCAAGGCAGTGATGGAACGTGGCTGCACTTCAGGTCAGGATATGGCACATACGGATCTCTGTGCCTTGAAAATCAAAAAGGGATATGTGGAAAGGCCATGTTGGACTGGGCTAAAGATGTTATCCGGAGGAAGAAAAATGATCTCAGCACTACTACTGATACACATGATAGTAATCACGGACAACATCTACAAGGAGGTCAAGCAGGGGAAGAACGTCCCAGACCGTCCGATTATCATCTCAGCAAAGATGATAATAAAGGCTGATAAATTCAAGATCAAATTCATCCCCCCAAAGGAGAGTATTTATGGGAAAAAACAGCAAGATTAACTGGACAAACCACACCTGGAACCCCTGGCAGGGATGCCGGAAGGTCTCGGAGGGTTGTACCTACTGTTATATGTACCGAGATAAAACTCGATTCAGGCAGGATCCGACAGACATTGTCAGGTCAAAGGATGCCACATTCAACATGCCATTCAGGGTGAAGAAGTATGCCCTTGTCTTTGTCTGCAGCTGGTCTGATTTCTTTATTGAGCAGGCAGATGAGTGGAGATCTGAGGCCTGGGATATCATTAAGGCCTGCCCCCATCTTGATTTTCAGCTGCTCACCAAGAGGCCTGAGAATATTGTTGACCGGCTGCCTGCTGATTGGGGATCTGGTGGATATCCTAATGTATGGCTGGGTGTCACTGCAGAAAACCAGGAGATGGCTAATGCCAGGATCCCTGTATTGCTCGAGATCCCCAATATCTGCCACTTTATCAGTATTGAGCCGATGCTCTCCAGTGTAAACCTCAACCCATTCGACCGGCAGAAAATCGACTGGGTTATAGTCGGTGGAGAATCCGGTAATAAATTCCGGCCCATGGATCCCAACTGGGCACTGGGAGTTTTGCAGCAGTGCCAGCAAAAAGGGATCCCCTTTTTCATGAAGCAGATGGCTGGCCGGTTAAAACCAGAAAGGGAACTTATTCCAGACTACCTGGACATCCAGGAATTTCCGGAGGTGTATCGTGTCAGGTGAAAAACGATCTGTATATATTAACGGGAAGATCATGGCTGCCTTAAAGGACAGGGATGTTGAGAACGTTAGTGGTTTTTTCAACGTCAGTCTCGACAGGTACCTATTCCTCCTGGACGCACTCACCCCAAAACATCTCTCTGTAGGAGAATACACAGAGATCTTTGAGTGTATGGTTGACCATATTTTTGGTAAAGCGAGTGCTAAAGAAGAGACAACATTGCTGCCAATGCTCTTGAGGAATAAAAGAGTTTCTGTTGATGTTGTTAAAAAAGTTGAACAGATGACAAAGGTCAACCGGATTGCCCTGATCGATGTTATCGAGAGGTCTCAAAAGAGGTTATTATGATAATTATTAGCAACGCAACTATGCATGACTACGCCTATAAAATATGGAGAAAGTCAGTATTTAGACACCTGTTGAAAGGTGCTTTTGCTGTTGTTAAAAACAAGAGAGGTGATATTCTGGGTTGTGAGAATGTGGTTTTTTCTGAGGATGCTGCAGGAAGACAAATCAAGGCCACTATTATTTTTACCATTACAAAAAAAGGAAAAGCAGATACTGTGTCCATCACCTCAAATAACCAGAAGGCGAGAATAGATGTTGATGTTCTCCGTTGTGGGTATGGTTCTATGTGGGGTATGGAATGCTGGGATCCAAACGTTAAGAAAAAAAAGAAATTCCGTGTTCCTGTAGTAATCTCTGTCGGATAATCGCTACAAGATCGGCTAATTTATAGCATGCAAAAGGAGATAAAGAAAACGATGAATCTGTTGAAGACGTTCAGTGCAACAAAGTTGAGGCTCCTGGTGATACTCTTGGTATCAACAGTGAACTTCCCAGGAGTCACGGAAAAATTCCTTATCGGTTTCCGTGACTGGTTAATGGATCCAGACAACTTCGATTGGCTCTTAGGTAAAAGAGACAAATGGGAGAACACCAAGCCACTTGAGGAACTTGATGACAGTTTCCTTGAACCTGACGATGAACCTTATGAAGACCTTGATACAAGTAAGGAGATTGGCAGGTACCATGGCCGACATAACGGTGACCGGCCTATGTGGTACTTCAACCTGCCGATGAAAGATTACCCTCAACAGTTCTTAGTCGTAATTGCTGGGTGTGTTACTATACCGGTGATGAGTCATAACGGGATCCGACTTGTACATGGATCCACAATTATAAAACAGTCTGACGTTCAAGGAAGAGGGATGGCCATCATCACTGGTGCCAACTGCAGATCTGAAGAATGCTATATCGAGATCGTAGAGGAGACCAAGGAGCACGATGGCAGGCCTGCAGAAGCAGAAGGTCTATTCCGTAAAGAAGAGTGGACAGATCTTAAATTTGTCCACAATAAATCCTTCACTTGGTTGAGACCAGGGTATAAAGGAACCTTGGTGTTTTATTGGCCTGAAATCGATTATGTATTTGTTGTTCCTGATGGGTCTAAAGACTTCAGCCCAGAGGGTCATAGTCACGAAACATTCTTTTGCGGTACCAATAATTCCCCAGAGGAATCCAACGGTACAAAGGCATCTATCTTTGGGCCTGCAGGAAAAGAACTTTCAAAAGTTATTGTTTATTTTGATTAACGGAGATCGATTTGACCTGTGAAGAATGCGGAGTAAGGATGATGTGGGATGGTGGATGCTGGATCTGCTTAGTATGCGGATCCAGCACCTGCTGATAAGATTAAAGCCGGTGCGTGTCACCGGCATTCTTTTCTGGTCTCACTACTCCCAGTCACCATACAGTTTTTTTGCTTCACTCACAGGAAGGGCATATGCATTACTGTACTTGCAATCCTTCACGTTCCACTTCCCAATAACACCGTAAGGTAGCACTATAAAAACAACCCACCCTGGTGAAAGTTTTTTCACAAAACAATAATGAGTAACCTTTTTTCCGGTTTTATTGTGAGCTTTCTCATTAACCAGAAAATCTGGAGCATCCGGCCTGGATGTTTTCACATCAACATGATCAGATCCGATTATAAGATCAGCACCTTTCCCTACAACCCCAATGAAAGGATCAGCTGAAAACTTCACACCTTTGTCTGTGAGATATTTATGCATAACCATCTCACCAAGGACACCCATAGGATTCACGTTTTCAGATTGATCACCCCTTTTAAATTCAGGTGCAGCCTCGTTCATTGCTTTGGAATAGAGGTTTCTCAAATCTCCAATATACCAAGAAAGTTCATCAAACAAAACTGGGTACTCAACTACTGTAAATTTTGGTTCTTTCATTACATTCTCCTTTTTTTACATTTTCCAGAAACATATACACACCGAGATTATTTAGTTAAAACGGAACATCCTCTCCAGTTCCTTCATACCCTCTACCACTGTCCTGGAATCCACCTTCCTGGCCACTTTCCTGGCCACCTCTTTGCTGACCTCCTGATGATCCCTTGGCACCGAGCATCTTCATCACCTGAATAATTACCTCAGTGGTATACCTATCACTACCATCTTTGTCCTGCCATTTTCTGGTCTCCAGTTTACCCTCCACATAAACTTGCTGACCTTTGGATAAATACTCCCCACAAATTTCCCCGAGCCTGCTCCAGGCAGTAATCCTGTGCCACTCAGTCTTCTCCTGTTGATTCCCTTCCTTATCTTTCCACCTTTCTGATGTAGCAAGAGAGAAAGAGGCAACAGCTGTGCCTGCCTGGGTATACCTTACCTCTGGATCCTGCCCGAGGTTTCCTACCAAAATCACTTTATTTATCACTATTCTCTACCTCTTTTTTTTCTTCCATTAATTTTAAGAATTCTTTCAAATCCCCATCCACTCCACAACCATAACAGTGGAACCTTTCGGTGGATTTCCTTACAGAGAAGGATGGGGTTATCTCCTCATGAAACGGACATAACCCCAGGTAGACAACACCAGATTCTCTTAATTTAACTACCTTACTTATCTCATCAACTATCTCACTCATTTCTCCTCCGCAAAGGTCTTGTCAGAAAGACTATTAATCACATTAAAATACTTACCATCCAACACCATAAGACAAAACCTCTCGGCATCGGCCCTCGTTATCCTTTCTTTCTTGAGGGCATACTGGATGACATCAATACACGATCCCATAGCAAACCTCATCTCATCGTCACGGGGCATAAGCGACATCAAGAGTCTATTCCTTACCATCCTGACCTTTCCTTTAAAGGTCAACCTTGCCCACAGGTCTTTAAATCTGGGGTTTTTCATAACACCTCCATCAAAACTCATTTTTGATAAACACAGCATGACATGATGCTGGACAAACAACTGAAGTACAGCTTCACCAGTGCTGTCCGTAGCATATTCATGCGTTCAACCGTAGATATTTCGCTAGAAACGAATATCATCAAGATTCTATGGTAACTCCTGGTAACTGAACCCAAGGCAGACATGGTAGAATAATTTTCCTCATGTGCCTCGTCTACCATTTTCTCAAACACCTCAGGATCCCAGTCAGGAACTGAAAAAAATGCCTTCTGGCACATAGCTGCCAGCTGCACCAACTCTATCCTGAGTTTAATGTTCCCCTCAGGATACTTATCCTTAGACATCCTGAAGGCCTCAACACACTCATAGTACTCTTCCGTGAGTACTCCAAGGGCCTCAAGGGGAGAATCGAACTGGGGATCATGTATCCGGCATGACCTCGCCACCTCATTGTCAATTTCCAACCTGATATCTTCCTTTGATGCATCCAAATTAATCTCTGTCATTTTTTCCTCGTAATTTTTTTAAAAGTTTTATCTTTAATGCCATCATCTCCATACTTCCATAAATGACAACTCTCTTTCGGTTTGATCTGTTCCGGTGGTGTAGGTTCCTCCTTAATTATTTTTCCGTTTCTGGTTACTCTTGTCATGTGAACACCTTCTTTGTTCACATATCCATAGGCATCAATACTTGGCATACCAGGGTACAAGGGCACTATATGCTCCTCTGTTGAATTTAAATCTCTCCCTATACTTAGGCATTACTCATCCAGACGATCCCTCCCCACTACCTCATGGAGTGGGTCAGTGATTAAATGGTGAAGGTGGTACTTCCCCTCAACCATACATTTATATTTATACGGTTCCAGTCCGTTGTTGATAGAGATCAGTTCATTTATCCTTTTCGACTGCTGCCTAAGGAAGAAATAAAGTTTTTGTACAATTTCCTCATGAGCGGAGGCATATTCCTCAAGCAGATCGAGTGTATCGTCACCACTCCCCTCGCTTTCAGGTTGGACTTTCTCCTTCACCGGAACCATTATTTTTGAATATTGCCAAGGCCCTTCCTCCCCTAAATCCTTTAATGCATCTTTGACCAACCTCGGCATGTGCCCAACCCTAACATCCTCTCCTGTTTGGGCTGATAATGATTTTGCGACCATTACCTGAGTTATCCCTCTGTAGTCCTCAGGGGTTGCCACCAGTAGATCAACACATGCAACAACTCCCCTGGAATCCAATCTCTTGATCATAATATTCTCCTGTTTGTTTTATCTGTAAGAGTTCCAACCAAAACCAAATACAACACCATTGTTCTCTTTCATCCTATCGATAACACGAACCCCAATGAACTTGGTCAACTCCTCTATTTTAAGGTTTGAAATTAAAATGGTCGGCCTCATCTCATCATATCGACCGTTAATGATGTCAAAGAAAACCCTCCTCTCTGAATCAGATTCAACCTGGACACCGACCTCATCTATTACCAGCATGTCAATTCTTTTGAATGTGCTGGAAACATCACCGGCACTCTCGTCTGTTTTCCCAGTGATAGCCTCCTTAACAACACTGGTCATCTCTGCAGCATTTATTTTTATTGCACATACCATTTGCTCTCTCAGTGCCTTAACTATCGCATAAGCCAAATGGGTCTTACCTGTCCCAGGCATCCCACAAAAAACCAGACACGTTCCTTTCTCTTTAACAGTGTCGTAGTTTTCTATGTATTTTTTACAAAGATTCAGGACAGCACTTTGATCATTCGAGTTTGCTTCATAGTTATCAAGAGTTTTATCCTTGAACCTCTTTGGAATTTTATTGAAAGGTTCAAGTTCATACATCCTCATCTTAAAATCGTGTTGTATACTTTCAAACTTATCTATAGCCTTGATCCTTTCGGAATATTTTTCGGAGCATTCACCGCATTCATAGTGTTCCACCCTGCTCCCCCTCATCCAAACCTCATGACCATGCTCACAAAGAACCTTCTCTGTCCCATCATTTGAGGTACTCGGGAATGTTTTCGGTACTGGTAGTGTCTTCGCTATAATCTCTTTTATCGAAGTCTCCATGTTTATTGCCTTCTCCTTTTTTCTGGCCAGGATTGGATGACCCATTCTTTCCAAAATCCCTTTCCAGCCATTTAACATTTATGGATCTCCAACCCATCTTTATACAGTGCTGCAGGGCATCATTTGGATCCATGTTATATGCCTCATGACATTTCATCACTGACCCACATGTCAACTCCAAGGCATTTTGTGTAAGAGGTGCTTTCAAAACTTTTCTATGAAGGATGAATTGTTCAATCGATTCCTTGGTTATTACTGAAGGAATCTTTTCAAAATCAACATCAGACATTTCCATTTTTGTTAGATCAATTTTCCCCTTCTTAGTAGTTTTCTTTTCATTCTCTTCATTCTTTTCATTCTTGTTTGTGTTCAACTCATGTTCAACTGATGTTCGACTGTTGTTCACTTCTTGTTCACCAACTTGGTAGTCCTCCCAATTTAATATAGTTATTACAGATGCCTTTGAGTAAGATTTGATGTTCAGTTTTTCCATGTTTTTTAGTTTTTGCAACCATCTCCAGAGTGTTAGTGGAGATTTCCTTTTCTCACCCTTCTTTTTCTTGCCTGGATAATAGAGACTATGGAGAGCATATCTGCCGGTTAGGAACTGACCAGGAATCATCTTCACCGCATCTTTAGTTTCCCCTATAAGAACAGTTCTACCTTTATGGGTTGCCAGCATCAAACACAGACTCCACAATTTCCACAACTCTGGGTCTTCAAAAACAACAGAGTCAATAGATCTCCTCCAGAGTTTAACGTATCCCCTTTCCATTCTTCTTTTCCTTTTGGTAGATACTTATCTTACGAGTGTTATTTCTTCCACATCCGGAACCGATACACCACTCACCCCGATTATGTTCACACCATTCATCAGGTGCTAAATCATTACCTGGGTAAGCAGGGCATCCACCTCGCTTAGACTTCAATATCTACTTCAGGATCCTTCGATACTCCATCCTCCATGATCACACTGCAGCCATCTCTGGTACCAACAGTCTCAACCCAGAGTTGTGCATCTTTTATTTCAGCCATCTTGGAAATCATATTGAGATTATCTTCATCTAAAAGGGAACCTTCTTTTATCAGGAGGACTTTAAGTTTCGGGTTCATTGCGATCCCGATAGCAACAGACACCCTTATTTTCTCAGCCTGGGAGGCCTGGGAGAAGGGAATGTTTTGGTAGGTGAGCAATCCCTCTTCATCAAAAGAAAGCGATGAGATAGGCATTTTGGCCGATTTAATAAGGTTTTCTTTTTCAGTATCTGCAGCAGATATTTTACTGGTCAAATCCTTTGCTGTTTTCTCGGATACTGTTACCTTTTTTTCAGCTGCGATATAGTCAAGATTGCTTTTCACAACATCGTTATGGGCTGATGAGGTGGTTAATTTCTCCTCCAGGACATCAGTGTCAAACTGTTTCTTCTGAATAGCTACTATTGTCTCTGCCCAAGAAACATTCTCTTTCAGAATAGTTTTTCTACGTGACTCAATATCCTTTTTCTCTTGTTGAAGGTGATCAATTTCTTTATCGATAACCTTATCTCTATCCTCATCGTTATCGTAGATGGTGTTATTTTCCTGAACTAAAATTCGGAGTCCATCAACCTTTTCAATGAGTTCATTGTTGAGCTTAATATCAGTTAAAACCTGTTCCAGGTCTATAGCATCTTTATATTTCTCATCAGAGTTAAACTCTAGAGCATCAAGGTCACCCTCGAATCGCTTAGTCTCACGGTTGACCAATGTCCTCTCATCGTATGCCACCAACCTTTTAGCAGCTATAGAGGAGAGATCCAGTCCGGCAAGATCTTTGATGATATCAGCCT